GGTGTAACTAAAAATAACACAGATTCAAAATGGGCAATCAGAGTTATAGACCTTTATAAAGCTGATGCAGGTATATCAAAGTCAAAAACCAAGTCTAAGTCTGCCGCCGATGCAGTTACAAGAACATCTTCAAAAAATGTTAATGTAGAAAACAAAGACGGTAAGAAGGTTTGGAAGTCTTCTGAAATTCTCAAATTAAAACCTTGGGAATATGCAAAAGTCGAACAAGAAATAGACACCGCACTGCGTGAAGGTCGTGTAGTGCGAGACACAAAATAACCCTTAACTTTGGGAGGCTAAAATGGCATTTTCAAATGCGGCTGGTTACTCAAATTTATCGCAAGGTAATTTCGTACCAGAAATATATAGTCAAAAAGTTTTAAAATTTTTCCGTAGGTCATCAGTTGTAGAAGATATAACTAACACAGACTACTACGGCGAAATTGAAAACTTTGGCGACACAGTAAGAGTCATTAACGAGCCAACGATTACAGTATCTTCTTACAATAGAGGCTCTGTTATTAATACCCAAAACTTAGATGACAATCAGTTTACACTAACTGTAGATACAGCAAATGCTTTTGCATTTAAAATTGATGACATTGAAGAAAGACACTCACACTTAAACTTTGAAGCGTTAGCTACCTCTTCTGGTGCTTACTCTTTAAAAAGAAAGTATGACAGAGATGTCTTAGAAGCAATTCAAGGTGCATCAGGTATCAACACAGGTACTGCTGTAACTCCATCTGGTTCATCTGCAGGTGACACTGTAGTGAACGCAATTTCAGAAGCGGCTAGAATTCTAGACGACAATGAAGTTCCAGAAGAAGGCAGATGGATGGTTGCACCACCTAAGTTATACGAAGTATTAAAGACAGCAGGTTCTAAGTTCTTAGAAGTACAGGTAACTGGCATGAACGAATCACCATTATTAAATGGTAAAGTTTTACCGGGCCCGGTACATGGCTTTAATTTATATAAATCAACTGCACTAAATCTAAGTGGCACAGATATTATTACAGCAACTGGAACATCAAACCAGTTTAAAGTATTATTTGGTCATATCTCTTCAGTAGCTACTGCTTCGCATATTGCGAAAACAGAAGTTGTAAGAGATACAGATTCTTTTGCAGACATCATTAGAGGATTACACGTTTATGGACAAAAAGTATTGCGTACAGAAGCGGTAGTAAGAACTTTAATGACAATGGCGTAAGGAGGATAACACCATGGCAACATATAATGTAACTGGGCCGGGTGGAACAACTGGTCATCCATCAGTAGTTCGTAGACCTTACCTAGTAGAAAATACGATTGACATCTCTGCTATCAATGGTGATAGTGGAGCGGCACAAAACGATGTATTACAGGTACTAGATATTCCTGCAGAAACTTTAATTATGGAAGCAGGTATCGAAGTATTAACAGCGTTATCAAGTAGTGTTACTTTAGATTTAGGTATCACTGGCGGAGACGTTGACAGATATGTCGATGGAGATACTAACGCTACAGGTTTCTCTGCACCAACAGCTACAGCTAGAACAGTAGTTGCAAGTGCGGATACTCTTGATGTATTAGTTCTTAGTGCGGACTCAACTGCGGGAAAAATCCGTGTGTTTGCAGTTCTATGTGACGTATCTGGCGTTGAGGAAAGTGATTTAAACACTGCAACTCAACACGATACAGCAGTATAATAATAATAGGGGGCCTTAGTGCCCCCCTTTTAAAATATAAAATGATAAAAGTAGTAATGGCCATAATAATAACATCAATGCCGAATTGGCCATCGGTAAAGTATCAAGGATATTTATATCCAGACATGGAAACATGTTTAACATCTACAGAGATGTACGTAGAAGAATTTAAAGCATATGCAGATAGTCAAGGAGATTATGATGCTCATTTTAACTCCATATGCTTTGAAGTTGATGCTTATCCTATAGAAGGATTTAATCAAATACAATTAGGAATATAAATGGCAGTTCACGATTTAAGACAAAAAACAAAAGCTAGTACAGGACAAAGAATTATAAAAGATGAATCATCCTGTAACTGTTCAGAAAAGATTGTTGAATTACAAAGAGAGCTACAACAATTAAAAAATATGATACAAAATAAAAAACCAATGATTGTAGATGCACTGGTTGTAGAAGATGAGAAAAGAACATAAAAATCCTAAAGGTGGTTTGACAGCCGCAGGAAGAGCTTACTTTAAAAGAAAGGAAGGTCTTAACTTGAAGGCTCCGGTCAAACGGGGAGATAATCCGAGAAGAGCGAGTTTTCTAGCCAGAATGGGAGCTAGTAAAGGGCCAGATTATAAAATAGTAAAAGGTAAAAAAGTTCCAACTCGAAAGTTATTGTCCTTGAGACAATGGGGAGCATCCTCATCTAAAGACGCTCGTAGAAAAGCAAAAGCTATAAGTAAACGTAACAAAGCAAAGAAAGGTAAAAAATGAAAAAAGGTTTATATGCTAATATTCACGCTAAAAGAAAACGTGGTGAAAAGATGAGAAAGAAAGGTGCTAAAGGTGCACCTACTGCGGCACAGTTTAAAAGAGCTAAACAAACAGCAAGAAAAAGATAATGCCACTTAAAAAAGGTAAGTCACAAAAATCAATATCTTCTAATATTCGTAAGATGAAAAAAGAGGGTAAGAAACCTATGAAACAAATTATTGCTATAGCATTAACTGTAGCAGGAAAGGTAAAACCAGATGCCCGCAAAAAGAAAAAGAAAAAAGGCAAAAAGAAAGTTTCCTCCCGTTCCAAAAACTAAAGGTGGTGTACCTACTAAGTATGTTAGAGGTGCAAAAAATCCTAAAGCACGAGAGGCAGAAATAAAACGAACAGCTAAACTTTATAAAGAAGGAAAGCTAACACCTGCAATGATGAAAGCTATAAGTAAAAAAAGGAGCAAAGGATGAGCAGTAAACAAGCAGTTATTGATAAGTATCACAAATCAAGTGGTATATCTAAATCTACGTTGAGTAAAGTTTACTCAAGAGGAGCGGCGGCATATTTTTCAGCAGGGTCTAGACCTAAAGTTTCACAGCATGCATGGGCATCGGGGCGTGTGCGGAGCTTTGCAACTGGAAAAGGTGGAGCTAGAAAAGCAGATAAAGATTTATTAAGAGGCAAGAAAAAGAAAACAAAATCAAAAACCGTTAAAAAGAAAAAAAGGTAGTGGTTGAAAAGGAGGTAAGTATGTGTGAATATTGCGGCATGGGATGTGGCGATTGTAGAGGCTAATTGTGGCAGACCCTAAAAAAGGTACAGGTAAAAAACCAAAAGGTAGCGGCAGGAGATTGTACACGGATGAGAATCCTAAAGATACAGTAAAAATAAAGTTTGCAACTCCTGCTGATGCAAGGGCCACAGTAGCTAAAGTTAAAAAAATAAAGAAACCTTTTGCCCGTAAAATACAGATACTTACAGTAGGAGAACAGAGAGCAAAAGTAATGGGAAAAACTCAAGTCGTGAGTATTTTCAAGAAAGGAAAAGAAGCTTTAAGAAGAGCAAAGAAAAGAGGGTAAATAACTAATTTTCTTGACAATACGCTAATTTAGTGTATAATATATAAAGGGAGTCATGACAACAACATATTTAACATTAGTTAATAATGTCTTACAAGAAATTAATGAAACTACGCTAACTTCTGGTAATTTTAGCAGTAGTAGAGGTATACAGACAGCAGTAAAAACTTTTATTAACAAGTCCATTAATGACTTTTATAATGCAGAGTTAGAATGGCCTTGGTTGTACGTGTCCACCACCCAAGACACACAAACGGGTGTGAGACTATATGATTTACCCGGCGGAAGCACCCCTACTTACCGAAAACTGGATTATGATTCATTTAGGCTTACACCCAAAGAATTAATTACAAATACAGAGTTTACTAGCAATATTACTAGTTGGACAACTGTATCTGGCACTCCTGCTTACAATTCTGCAGGTAATGGTAGATTAAGATTAAATAGTGCTGAAGCAACACAGTCTATTAGCACTGTATCCGGTAGACCATATCGTGTTAATTTACGAGTGTTAGACCCAAGCTCATCTGGTAGTTCTGTAACACTAAAGATAGGTACATCATCTGGTGGCACAGAAATATCATCAACAGCATTAACAGTTTCTAAAACTGGTGATGGTTTAGCAAAAACTGTATCGTTTGATGCAACTGCATCTACCACGTTTATTAGTTTAGCAAATACATCATCTAATAATTTAGATGTAGATTATATTCGTGTAAGAGAAGATACACCTTCTACAAAACTAATGTATGTTTCTTATGATAGATTCTTACAAGAGTTTGCAGAGCGTGACTTAAACGAAGATGAAAGTGTTTATGGTAAACCTGTTTATGTTTACAAAACACAAGATAATCAAATAGGATTTAGTCCTATACCAGACCAAGACACTTACACTGTTGCATACGAGTATTACAAAACACACAGTGATTTATCGGCGGCAACAGACACAGCTTTACATTATGCACGTTTTGATGGCGTAGTTGTAAATAGAGCAAAGTATTACGCAATGATACTTCGTTCAGACTTACAAGCATCACAATTTGCAAATGCAGAATATGAACGTGGTGTAAGACGTGCAAGAGTAGAAGTTATTAATAGACGAGATTCAATGCGAGACCATCGTGTTAATTTTGGTAGACGTGTAGCAGGAGGATTATCTTACTAATGGCTACGCAGACTAAACCAATTATTGTTAGTTTAGGGGGCGGGTTAGTATTAAACAAAGATGTTTTTTCTATGCAACCCGGTGAAGCATTACAGCTTCAAAACTTTGAACCAAACATTAGTGGTGGATATTCAAAGATATTAGGAACAGCAAAGTATAATACAAATATAGTTCCACAAGTATCTAGCTCTTCTGAAAGAGTTGTAATGTCTGCAATATTTAATGACGTGGTATTAGCGGCACGAGGCGGAACAATAGTTAGAGGTAGTTCTGGTTCTGGTAGTTGGACATCAACAATTACAAGTTTAGGAACACCAACAAGAAATTACGAGTTTAGAAAATTTAATTTTGATGGCACAGAAAAAATTGTTATTGCAACAGGAACATCAAACCCACAAATATTAGATGCATCTTTTAGTACAACTAATGTAAATGCAACTGGAACATCAAACTTTAAATTTGTAGAAATATTTAAAAA